AGTATAGGAGTATTTTCCGCACAAATAAGCAAAATGGTAAGGGTTGACAAAAAATGAGCGAAGAAAACGAGGGCATCTGCTTTGTGGGATACATACCCAACATCAAGTCAGCGTTCCAGGCCGACGGCGACGAGGTGCGCGTGACATTAGCTATTCCACTGATGTTCAGGGCGCAGGGCTTGAAGCTGGCTGAGATGTTTGATAAGCAGTTAGAGGTGATGATCAAGGAAAGGTGACGGTGGTGAAGCAGTTTGCGAAAACGACAACCGAGCTAGCCGAGGCTCTAGAGATAACTCGGCAGGCATTGTATAAGAGCTGGCTGGAAAAAGAAGGCTTCCCGATGAAGACTGGCCGGGGGTGGGACGTGGCCGCTTGCAGCAAGTTCATACAGGACTATAAAGAGATACAGAAGGAAGAGGTCACTGGTGCCAATGCTGACTTGAAGCGCAGGAAGCTAGAGCTTGAGTGCAAGATGTACCAGGTGAAAATCGACCAGATAGAGGATCGGCTGATACCACTGGAAGAATACCACGCTGATTTGCTAGAGTTTTGCGGCGTACTGGCTGGGGCACTTGAGGAATTTGTGCAGTGGGTGATGGTCGAGACAAGAGATGCTGCACAGGTCGAGAAAGCCAAAGAGCTGCGCGACAGGGTGAAGCGGTGGACAACCGAGGCCGTACAAAGGCGGGGAGAATGCGCCAGTCAGCAATAGATATTATCTGCACCGGCCTTTCGGTGATAGATGAGCAGCCCGTTTGGGAGTGGGCGTCAACAAATGTTGACTTCGCGCTAAACCCCGCCTACCCGACAGAATATAAGGGCTTCTACGACCCAGACCTGCTGCCCTTCTGGAAAGAGCCAGCGGAAAACTGCTTCAACCCCAACGTGCGTGAGCAGGCCATCTTGAAGTGCTCGCAGGCCGGGGGAACCGAGAATGTATGCCTCAACCCGATAAGGTACGCCGTGGCCGTGGCACCGAGGCGGGTACTTTATGTGTGGGGCGACCAGAAGGCGGCAGAGGAAGACTTCAAGAGCAGGATTGTCGGCGGGCTGGGCTGCTGCGCTGCTACTGCTGCCAAACTGCGGAAGGCGCGTGAGGTCGAGGGGCGGGTAGACTTCGCAGACATGACCGTGGCGGCGGCGTGGCCGAAAAACAAGATGGCCTTCAAGCGTAACCCGTGGTCATTGATAATCGCAGACGAGTTTTCAACGTATCCAGGGCTGACCCCCGGCATGATTCGGAAGCGCTGCGACACCGTGCCCTTCTCGCATATTGTTTGGATAAGCAGCCCTGACCCGACCATGAAGCAGAGCAGCGAGGACGACCCGATATTTGTGGAATACGAGGCGGGCGACCAGCGCAAATGGATGATGAAAGATCCGCAGACGGGCAACCTCTTTGCTTTCGAGATGGGCACAGAGACAAGCAGCTACGGGCTGAAGTGGGAAGACTGCAAGCGCGAAGATGGCAGCTACGACTGGCAGAAGGTGCGGGATTCAGCGCACTATGTAACCCCTGACGGTACACGCATTGAGAATAGCGAGCGCATGGCCGTGGTTAGGGGCGGCAAATGGGTGGCAACCAACGAAAAGGCGGCAAGCTGGCGGCGTAGCTATCACATAAGCTCATTCTACATGCCATTCAAGTCGGGCGATTTCGGGGCGATAGCCGAGGCGTTTCTGCGTGCTAAACACGGCGGGCCGCAGCAGCTCAAGGTGTTCATGTACGAGCACCTGGCCGAGAAGTGGCACCACCAGCGTGAAAGTACGCCAGAGGGGATAGTGGCCGAGCGCCAGGCAGATTACGGCAAGGGCCAGCTAATAAGCACAGGGCCAGACTTCCAGATATGGCTGCCCAAAGAGAAGGCCGTCTATGTCACCGCAGACATGCAGAAGGGGCACCACTGGTGGGTTGCGCGTGAGTGGATAGAGGGCGGTGATTCGGGCTTGCTCGATTGGGGATATGGCGTGCTGCTGGACGACTTGCGTGAATGCGACCAGACGCATAACGCCAGCCTGGTATACGTTGACAATGGGTACAGCGACCGCAAGATGGAAGTATACGAGGCTTGCTTGCAGTGGCAATGGATGCCGACCATCGGCAGCGAGCAGATAGCGCTGCCATTCAAGCAGGGTGTTGTTGACCCGTTTGAGGGCAAGATGGGGCAGGGTGAAACCAGCATTGCACAGGTGACATTTCACACTGACATATTCAAGAGCATAGCATTGCAGATGTTGCGTGGCGAGCACTTGCGGAAGTGGTACGTTTATCGGGGCATTGAGGAAAAATACTGCAAGCAGGTAGCCAGTGAGGAGCGTGTTGACGGGAAGTGGCAGACCAAGCGCGGGCACCCGAACAACCACTTGTGGGATTGCGAGGTGCTTCAAGTGCTGGCTGCGACGATTGACGGTATGCTTCACACGACATTGAGCGTCGAATAAATAGTTGACGGTTGGCGCGTGGTGTGCGATATTCCCACGCAACAGACACGGGCAGAAGACCAAAACCAAAAGGAGGCAGCACATGGGAAGCAAAACAACATACACATGCGACGATTGCGGCAAGGTGGAAGAAACAGGCGGCGGTTTTCCGAAAGGATGGAACGCGGGCATTGTTGGCGTCGGCAAAGATGCATACTGTTATGGCGTCTTTTGGGAGTCCAAGGTTGACCTAACATTCTGCCCAGAGTGCAGCGCCAAGTTTGGCATAGTGCCAGAGGGCGCACCCAAGGATAAGCAAGAGCGCGAATCACGGCTGAAGTCGCTGCTAAACAAGCTCAGCGGTAAATAGAGCCAATCACCCCCCCCTGCCCCTGCCCTAACCGGCGGGGGCTTTTTTGTGCCCACAATGTCAAAAAAAGTTTACACCCCCGCTTGACACGTCAACAAAAGCTGACTACGCTACCCGTGACGTCAACAAAAGTTTACCCGTGGGGAATATATGGCAGCAATAGACGATGTGAAGTCGGCTTGGGAGACAGAGATTGCCAAAATCTCTAACGCGCTTCTGAAAGCAGAAGCAACCTACATACTTGACCAGTACATTGCGGCACGCACCGCGCAGACCAAGCTTTCAAGCGATGAAATCCAAAGCTATACAATAACCAATCGCACTGTGACTCGGCGTGATCCCAACGCGGGCACAGCACTAATCAACGACCTTCAGAACCAGCTATCCGAGTTGGTTTACGGCACCGTGACGCTGGCAGACGCTAACACGGAGATTGCCACGCCATGAAGCTAAGCGCACTTGACAAGTTTCTTGTGGAAGTGGCACCCGGCTACGCATTCAGGCGAATAGCTGACAAGTCCGCTATACAGGAAGCGCAAGGCAGCCCGATGATGTACGGGCCAGGCACCGCTTACGCTGGAGTAATCGACACCCGGCGCCGCACCTATCAGGCATGGCAGCGAGCGCTGGTGGGCACAGAAGAGTTTGCGCTTGGCGAATATGACCGGGACACACTAAGGCTGGAATGCCGCGACTTGTACAGAAACAACGAGATTGTGCGCGGTGCGGTCAACAGATTCATCGAATATGCCGTTTGGAAAGGCATAAAGCCGCAGGCGCATACCAGGGACGAAGCATGGAACCAGCGGGCCGAAAACTGGTGGAATGATATATATTCCAAGACTTGCGACCACCGGCAGCTAGCGGGTGTTGACTTGGTAACGCTTCAGAAAATGGTTATCAGCCACCGCATGATAGACGGGGATTGCGGTTTTATCCTGTTGCAGAATGGGCAGATTCAGCCCGTAGAGAGCGCACTGATAGCCACCCCACAGAAGTTTGCAGCAGATGAAAGCATTACACAGGGTATTCGGCGCACCAAGGGCGGCATACTGACGGGCTATTTTGTATGTCCGCGCAGCCAAGGCGGGGCCGTAGACAAGAGCCGCAGCCAGTTTGTGCGGAAAGAAAACATGCTTTTCTGCTTTGAGCCTGACCGCATAGACCAGGTGCGCGGGGTTAGCCGCCTCGCGCCAGCAGTAGCCAAGCTGCGCGATTACGACGAAACCGACGAGAATGTGCTCAACAAAATCAAGCTGGACGCAATGCAGCAGTTTGTCCGCAAGGTTAGGAAGATTCTGCCTAACCAGCGCGGGCGCGGAGCATACACCAAGACAAACAGCGACGGCAAAGACCAGCAGCGCGTAGAAAAGCAGGATTGGGGTCGCGTCCACAACATCGGCGTTGACGAGGAAATGGAAGCCTTTGAAGGCAAGACGCCGAGCCGTGAATATGTTGACTACATGAAGCACGAGCTTCAGGCCATCGCAGCCTGTTTGGATATTCCTTACGAGTTTCTGATGCTTATTTTCACCGAGGGCAGCTTCAGCAGCCAGCGTGCGGCGCTTATTCACAGCAAGCACATATTCACCGAGTGGCACGATTGGGTGATAAAGGTGTTTTTGCAGCCGCTATGGAACTGGCGTATTGCCAAGGCTATCAAGGAAGGCGACTTGCCCCCGGCACCAGTAGACAAAAACGGGCGTAGCGAATGGTGGCGGGTTGAGTGGTCGCTGCCGTTTTTTGATTGGGTTGACCCTGACAAGCAGGCAAAAGCAGATGAAAAGCGCTACGACATGGGCGCAACATCGCTCAGTGCGATTACTAAGAGTCAAGGCCGTGAAGTCAGGGGCGTTTTGAGCGAGAAAGCTGCCGACATCCGGCAGGCGATAGAGCAAGCGAACGCCATCAACGAGGCAAACGCAGGCGCTAACGTATCGTGGCGCGATTTTATCTTCACCGCGTCGGCGGCTTCTACTCAGCCAGCGCAGGCAGATGTAGGCATTGATGATGAGGATGCTGAAGAATCTAATGATAATTCCACGGCAGGCACAGGGGAAGGGTTGCAGAAATGGCTGACATAACACAGGTCAAAACGATTCTGGACGCATACGGCGTTGGCGTTCGAGCTGGTGTGATTACGCCACAGCAAGAGGATGAGGCAGAGGTGCGTAAGTTGATGGGGCTTCCTGTTATGTCAAAAGGCGTCATAGCAGATTGGGCGTCAACTGATGGCATCCGCAAGCCCATAACGCTGAAGGCTGAAGGAGATGGTGTAGAACCAGCGGCAGAGACAGAGGCAGAGAGTGATAGTTGAGCCTTCTATAACTCAGCAGTTAGAGCAGATACGCAACCGCGACCGGCTGAAGGCTAATGTGTGGTGCGAGATTGAAACGAAAGGCGAGGACGATGAACAAGATAGAGATCAGGGGCGCTATTGTCCCAGCCGATTACGACATTGATTTCTTTGCCCCGTATATTGACCGGGGAATGATAACACCAGAGAGCAGGGTGCGGGCGGCGCTGGCCGAGTGCGATCCTGATAAGACGTTGCAGGTAGCAATCAACAGCCCCGGTGGGAGCGTGTTTGCTGGCAACGAGATGATCAACGCAATGAGGGAATGGGCTATTGAGAACGGGCAAGGAATCGAGATCACTGTCGGCGCTCTTGCTGCAAGTATGGCTGCGGCTATGGTCGCTACTTTGCCTGCGTTGGTAAGGGTGCACAAAAACACCAAGATCATGTTTCACGGCGCTTATACCGCAACAATCGGCGGTGCACAGGCGCACCAAGACGAAGCCGAGCTGCTGGAGAAAATCAATGCCGACGTGAAGGTGGCGCTGCTGAATAACACCAACTTGACGCTTGAAGTGATTGACGAGTGGTTTGACGAGGGGCGGGCCGGTTGGCTTACGGCAGAAGAGGCGATCAACGTCGGGCTTGCCGATGAGATTATCGGCGCTGAATCGAGCGCGATCAGGTTTACGGCTGCGGATACATCTAGCATGGCTTCGCAGGGTTTGGACATTGCCGCATTTGCGGACTACATGACAGAAGGAGAAGACATGAGCGAACAGGTAGAGACTCCGGCTGAAGAGCTGGAAGTGCAAGAAGAGCTGCCTGAGAGTCCGCTTGCAGATCGCATTGCCGAATTGCAGAAGGCTCTTGAGGAAGCGAGAGGCGAAGCTGGCACCCGTGACATCGAGATTGCCGCGCTGCACCAGCAGATCGCAGACATGGAAGACCAGGAGCGCGACAAGGCTGGTAGCCACATTGCTGCGCTTCAGGAAGCGAATGACGAGATTGCCAAGCAGTCCGACGAAATCAGCCGCTTGCAGAATGAGCTGGAAACCATGCAGGCAGAGCTGGACGAAGCAGAGACAGAGCTGGAAGCGGCAAAACAGGCGCTTGCAAACCCTGCCTACGCTGACGCGGCTATTGGCGGCGAGTCCGAGCCGGTTGAAACTGGCGCTTCTGAAGAGGGCACCCACAGCGAGAGCGCAGACGTTTCTCACTTGGAAACCTATTGGGGCTTGCAGTCTGACCCGCAGACACGCGGCGAGGCGACTACTTACTGGAACGAGAACGAGGCGGCTATCCGTGCAGAGATGCGCGAACGCGCAGAAGGAGAGGAAGACTAAATGAAGAAGTTGACACTGGCGGCACTGTTGAGCCTGGTGGCCGGCGTTGTAATGGCGCAGAGCTTTACTGACATCAACAGCCCGCAATACTACGGCAAAACCAAGATTCCGAAGGCATACGCGGCTATCGACGCCAACTTTGCACAGGTGGAATCAGGATCAAGCCCAAGCTATGCAGACCTCACGATAACAAGCACGCTGACCGCGATCAGCACCAACGGCGCAACCACTAATGTCATCGTGACAGTGGATGGCGTGGTTGACGCGGCCAAGGTTCAGGGCGCTTACAGTGACGCAGATGGAACAATGACCATCAGCAACATTACGGCTAACGGCAGTATCAGCGTTGACACCATCAGCGAGAAGGGCACATCCGGTGTCGTAGTTGAGGGACTGACGATGAATGATGGCGCATACACAGATACTGACGGAGCATTATCCATCAGCAACCTGACAGCCATCGGCAATGCAATCATTCTTTCAGGGCTTCCGACAGCCACAAGCGGATTGGCCTCTGGCACCGTTTGGAGCGATTCTGGCACGCTGAAAGTATACACACCATAACAAATCGGGCAAAAGCCCACACACAGGAGATAGAGAAAATGGCTAACACATGGAATGGAATGACCTTCACGAACATCGCACGGGCTGGCTTCCGGGCGTTCAACGCACGCTTGATTTCAATGGGCGTGTTCACAACCGACTTCAGCTCTGACTTGGCTGATCAAGGCACCGTCGTAAACACCCGCATAGTCCCTGTATCGCAGGCCGCGGTTGATTTGCAGACTGGCACAGCCGACACAGGCAACCGTGCAGATGCTAACGTCATTGAAGACATCACGACCACGACCGTGGCGGTTACACTCAACCAGCAGCCTATCGCTGGCTTCTCTCTGACTGACGAGGAAGCACACGAAATCGGGCGCGGCGTCTGGGAAGATACCCGCAACAAGCTGATCACGCAGAAGGCTTACGCCGTTGCCGATCACATGATGGACTATGTTTTCAACCTCATCACCAACGCCAACTTTGGCGCGGCAGTGCACACTGGCACGGCGGCTAACTTTGACATGGACGACGTGGTGGACATCGGCACCAGCCTGGAAGAGTCTAGCAAGTGGTCTTTCATGGGCGAGGAAAGCCTTGTCCTGAAGCCTTCCTACGTTGGCGCACTGAAGAAGGATAGCGCTATCCAGGACTTGAGTGCTTCCGGTCTTCCGGTTGTCCAGAATGGCGATCTTGACCGCTACCAGGTTGACCGCTTCCGCGTAGTCAGCGCCCCGACGCTGCCCCCGTCTGGTGGAACCCCTGCAAGTGAGAATCTGACTGGCTTTGTTGCAAAGCCCGCTGGTATCGCTATTGCTATGCGTGCAGTGCGCGCCCAAGCTCCTGAGCAGCTCATGGCCTATGAGGTTATGACTGACGAAGTTACGGGTGCTACGCTTGTTTACCGCGCATGGTACAGCGAGAACTACGGCAAGGTTTACCACACCTTCGAAACGCTTTACGGCGCTTCCAAGGGCCAGGCCGAAGCACTCAAGCGCATCGTAAGCGCCTAACCATAGAAACCGAGGGGGCATGGTTAGCCCAGCCCCCTTTTTCGAAGGAGTTGATCATGAGACTAGCAGTAGTCATGGCACAAAAAGTTGACGGCACTTGGGAAACGCTGGCGACTCCTGGTATGCAGGCAGGCGACCAGAAGGCTCTTTACAAAGAGCTGAAGACCAAGAATGGCGACGGCAAATACACCAGAGCCGTTTACATGGAGAGCGGGCCAGGCAGCAAGCGTATCAAGTTTGCGGTGCCCCCGGTTTCTGCGCCGAAGGCCAAGGCAAAGCCGAAAGCCGACAAGGACTAACAACCTGAAGGCGGGGCGGGGCAACCCAAACCGCCTTTTTTACTATGGCACTAGACATCACAGCATTGCAGGCCGACTTGGACTACATGATAGCTGACTTGCCTTGTACGCTTGTATGGGGCGCTCAGACTATCACGGCCACGCGCAGCGAGCGAAACCTAGAGGATGATGTTGCTGAAGAGGGGATTTATAGAAATGTAGACCTCGAGCTGGTGGCTAGTGTTGACGATTTTGACGGCGGCACGCTTCCCGATAACCGCACAGTGGTTACGGTTGACGGCGTGAAATATTACATTCAGAGCCAGCTACGCGGACAGGATGGCGTGTCTGTTTCATTACAGCTTCAGAGAATCTGATGATAGAAATAAGCCTAGATGTTGATACCAGTAGCATTGATTCCGCTTTGCGGAGCTATGCAAAAAATACTGGTGTGCCCGTCAACTTCATCGTCAAGGATCAGATGCGGCTGCTGCTTCAGGACATGATAAAGTTTTCGCCACCGCGCAAGAAAAAACCAGGAAGCAAGATAGACAAAAATATCGGCAAAGAGCGCGTAGAGAAAGACATTGGCAAAGTCATAGTGCCAGTTGGACCTGCTAAAGCAAATACGCTGTATGAGCTTTTCGGGAGCAAAGGCACTGTAAGCGAGGCAGCGGTATTCAAGACTCGTAGAGGCGCAATATACGGGGTTGACCGTGACCTGTGGAAGCCAACCGCCAACCGCAGAATGATAAAGCCTCACCATGAAAAATACAGGCGCAAAGATGGCAGAGTTACTGAGGCGCGTGGTGGCTCTGAGCAAGGTCGCAATACGAAAGATGTTGGACGCTGGAAGTTTGTAGACAAGCTGCATGTTAGAGAACGTGCATTCCGGTCGTATGTGAAGCACAGGCAAAAGAAAGTTGGCGAGTTGGCTGCGGGATGGATTCACCCACTGGATGAAGTTGCAAGGGCAGTAAACACCAAGGGCAAGGCTCCTGTATGGGTACGCAAGGCCGAGGGGTTGAAAGGCGAATGGAAGCCGCGCATGAATGAAGATGGCAGCGGTTATGTTGAGGCTACCAACCCTTATGGATACTCAGCAGAGAAGTACATGCGGTTTCTGCCTTCTCTAATGGCTAAGAGGCGCAAGGATATTGTTGGGCAGCTTTGGCGCAGGCTGGACAGACTTACAGACCAGTTCAATGCAGGAAAACTCGGAAGGGCGGCATAATGTCAAGCTGGCAAGAATCATGGGTAGGCGCTGAGACATCCATACTCGGTTTCTTCCGCGACATACTGGAAGGCAGCGCGGAAAACAGTTTTATTGGCGAGCTTCCTAAAGATTTCCAGTACAGCGAAGAGGCTGGAATGTTTATGTTTTCGCTGACCGGCGGGGGCCAGCCGCTTGATTTCGATTTCAACATGAATACACCAGGCTCATGCGGTGAAAAGGAATTTCTTGGAATGCTGGAAGGCGTATGGACTAGCCGCGAGGAAGCGCAGCGCATGGCTAGCATCGTCATGGACAACCTGCCCATACCAGAGAACCAGTTGACAGGCATTAGGCGCATACGGCCTACAGAGAATCCATCGTTGGAGCGCGTGACTATACCGCGCAGGAGTGATCAGGAAATAGGAGGGGATATGAGAGTATGGCAGATGACCTGCCCGATGCTTGTATTATTCACAAAGGAGGCCGGAGATGGGTAGAAAAATCACGATCATGGGTATGGGTGCAAGCGGCAGCGAGCGCAGGCACGACATCATGCAGTACGTTTCTGGCACTGAGGTATGGGGGCTGAATAACGGCTACCTCAAATACCCGGTGCTCAAGGGGCGGTGGGACCGTTTTTTTGAATTGCACAACTACAAATACCTCACCACATGGAAGAGCGGGGTTGAATGCCATTTCAGTGCACTCAACGGCCTTGGCTGCCCAGTGTACGTTGGGCAAAACCTGCCTATTATCGAGAATCAGGTGCGCTACGACTTTGCCGAGGTGTTTGACCACCATAACTGCAACTACTTTCTCGGATCTCCCAGCTTGATGGTCGCATACGCGCTTTATGAGCACGACAAAGGCCAGACGATTGACGAGATACGGAGCTGGGGTATTGACACCAACGACCCGACGCACCGGCAGCAGCGGCACTCTTGGGCTTGGTGGCTGAGTCAGGCGCACGCCAGGGGAATCGCATTCAGCGGCACCGCAATCGACTTCTTCCAGGAGCCAGACGGCGATGAAGGACTGAAGGGATTGCGCGAGATGATTGGCGGGCAGATACAGCGTCGGCGGCAGGCAAAGTATGAAGAGCCTGTAATCGTTGGCGGCTTGCTACACTCCGGCACCAGCCATGTTGCTAAGTGCTTGAGCGCGGCGGGCGTTGATATGCACTACTTGGGTGTAAACGACAACGAAGAGTGCATGGAGATGATGCGGATAATGCAGCGGGAATACCAGCGGCAAGGCATTATTGTTGCCAACTTTGACGACATGCTGGCAGATGGCGCACCCTTCCCGAAGCCGACACAAGAGCTTATTGACGATCTGGAGCAGTACAAGGCGCAGCGAGAGAAAAGCAAGCCTTGGGGCTTCAAGCATCCGAGCGTTAGCGTGTTTCCAGAAGCGTTCAAGCAGGTATTTCCAGAGGCCAAATATGTGCTTTGCGTCCGCGACTACAAGAACCAGTCAGAGAGCAGGGTGAGGCGCGGATTTGTGAGCAGCGAAGAAGCTGGTGCTGCGGCTTACAACAGGCGCAAGGCTTGGGCTAAAGATGTTGATTTGCGTTGGATAGAGTACGACTACGACGGCGATCCGCAGGAGGAAAGCCGCAAACTATCTGATGCATTAGGAATGAATGTTGATGTGCACACAACATACAAACGGAAGGTAAGATCATGAGTTACGGAGTAGCAACCGATCCGTGGAGTTTCGCGGATACGAAAAACCAGATACAGAGCAGCTCTGAGGAGCCGAGCGTTGGTGGCGAGGCGCAGTGCTTGGACAGCAATGGCGATGTTAGCGCCAGCACCGTTTACGACACGGCCAACAAGACTGTCAGCGCGACATACCAGCGTTGCGGAACTGGCAATATCGTATTTTACGATACGGCATCCGGTTCCGACTTCAGGCTTGGCAAGGTTATCGGCGGCAATGTTATCACCAGCATTGAGGTAGGAACTAGCAACACCGAGCGCCCGACGATTACGATTAGCGGCGAATTCGCACATGGCGTGGCTGATACTACGATGGAAAAGTACGACCCGTCTGACTTGGAAATCAGTGGCGACCGCAAGGCCACAGCTATCGGCGCAACGGCAGACACCAACACAAAGGTCACAGGCTCAAGCGCAACTGCTTCTGTTAGCGTTGCCAAGGTAGCAGACTCTCAGGGCGCTACTGCCTGCATGAACGTGTACGGCGGGCGTGTTGAGGCGACTACTGACTTGGTTGGTTGCGCTGGCGCACCTGGTGCATCTAAGGATACCGGCTGGGAAAAGAGCGCGGGCACTAGCGGAAACGAAGAGAATACCGCTTACGAGACTGGTGCGATCACGGTATTCAAAAACCTCACCAAGATGTAGGCTATGAAAGAGATCATCACAAACCCGATAGTTATAGGGCCGCGCAAGAAAAAACAGATGGAAGCCAAGGCGAATGAGCTTAATGCCAGAGAACCTGTTGCACCCGTTAGCGGAAGCGGAGATAGCGAGTCTGAAGGATGCGGGGATTGCCCCGACTCTTGATGAAACGATCTGGCTAAACGATCTAGCGCGCAAAGTTGACCAGCCGGGCGCTCGCAGTGAGATACCTGCGGGCCGCCCGGTGCGGCTTGGTAGTCAGTGGCTTTGGCCTTTCACCGTAGCTGCGTCTTGCTGGTATACAGAAGCCGTTACATGGTTTGACGGTGACGGCGAGCTTGAGCACGCGGTGTTAGCCTATGCGCTGGCACATGGCCGGCAGCAGGGCGCATTTGACGAGCTTTCCGACTACCGTACAGCCAAGGAGCGGGTGCGGGCTTGGTGGAAGTGTATAGACTGCACCGTGGGCGAACTGAATATGGCTGTTGCCGAGGTGCTCAAGGACGACAACCAAGACTTGCGCCCAAAAGAAGATGACGGCGATACCAGCGGCGGCGGGTATGAAGAGCTGGTGCAGTGGCTAACCGCCAAGGTGCACGGCGATCCAGATGTGTGGATGCGCCAGGTGAGCCAGCGGTATTGTCTCAAGATGATAGATGTGATTTGCCAACAGCACGAGGCGAGTGAGGGCGTTAAAGACCCCAACGACCCTTGCATCGTAGCACAGCGCAACTTGGGTATTGCAGCGATAGAGATAAGGAAGCGGCACAATGGCTGAAAAGCTAAGCATTCGGATACAGGCGGAGAACGCGGTCAAGGCTGGAATCAAGGCGGTACAACGCTCATTCCAGCGAATGCGTAAGCAGATAGTGGCCGGGTTCAAGCGGATCGGCAACTTTGCGCGTGCTACCAGTCGGGCTATTGTCGGCATTGGCGGGGCTATTGTCGGAGCTGCGGCTGTTTCCATTCGTGCATTTGCCAAACAGGAGCAGGCCGAGCGCCAGCTAGCAGCCGCATTCAGGGCTAACGGTGAGGCCGTTGACGCACTGATGCCCAAGTACAAGGCGCTTGCCTCCGCGATTCAGGATGAGACAGGCGTGGCTGACGAGGCAACGATAGCCAACCTTGCCCAGCTACGCACGCTAGGTGTGCTTGAGACTCAGCTAGAATCAGCAGCCAAGGCCGTAGTCGCTTTGAAGTCAGCAGGGCTTGAGGGCGCAACCGCTACCCGTGCAGTGTCGGCTGCGTTTGCTGGCAACTTCAGTATGCTGACGCGGTACATACCAGCATTGCGTGACGCCAACTCAGAGCAGGAAAAGGCGGCTATATTCGCAGAGTTTGTTGCCAAGGGCTACAAGCAGCAGTCAGACGAGCTGGCAACCACAGCGGGCAGGTGGGAAGAGCTGAAGGGGCGCATAGGCGATGCTCTAGAGGAAATAGGCAAGACGATAGTTGGCGGCGACGACCTTGCTGGTGTGCTCGCAAACATAAGCAACAAGATAAAAGAGCTGACGACTGGCGGTGATGTTGCGCGGTGGGCACGCGACGGAGTCAATGAGCTGGCTAAACTCAATGCAAGTATCAAAAAAACAGGCGACTTCTTCAGGGTGCTAGGTGCATTTTTTGCTGGCACCGAGTCGGGTATGCCGATTGTTGGCGCTTGGAAGAAGGCTGTTGAGATAGAGGAAGATCGCCACAAGAAGCGAATGGCTAACATTGAAGCAGAATGGAAAGCCAAGCAGGAAGCTATAAAGCGCGAGCAGGGCGCAATAGAAGAAGTAGCGGCTAAAGAGGATGAAGTCAGGAAGGACAGAGAGAATCAGCCTTCTATAGAGGTTGACATAGTTGAAAGCATCACGCGGCGCTCGCAGGAGATGAGCTTTGAAGCAGAGAAGCAGAAGCGCGAGCAGGCGCTACAGGAGCTAGCTGAAGAAGAGAAAGACCTGATAGCAGAGGTAAACAAGGCTCGCAAGGATGGCCGCAGGGACGATGCGATTGACGCTGAGAAGCAGCTTGTGGCATTGGCAGAGAAAGAGCTTCAGGTAAAAGAGCGTTTTAGGGAAAAGGCAATCGGTGCTGCCCGTAGCACAATGGTTGAAACCCCATCCGAGCCTGTAGAGGTTGATTCTAGTGGTTTTGATGAAGAGAAGAAAAACCAAGAAGAGCTAGCGTCATTTAGAGACAAGGCGATTGCAGAAACAGCCGACGCGCAAAGGAAGCTGGCCGCAGCCAATGCTAGGCTTGAGAAGGCCGAGCGGGAAAAGCAGATTGAAGAGCTGCGAAAGAAAGAGGCCAAGCTAGTAAAGGATGTTGCGCGTGAAAAGGCTGAAAGACAGAGGGAAATACACCAGAACGCGCTTGATAATATAAATGAACTAGCAGCAGAGAATGAGGAACTGGCTCGGAAAAGCATTGCCGACTTTATCAAAGAGGCGAAGGCAAAAGAAGCAATAGCCAATCAGGAGAAAAAAGACCAGGAAGATATCGCAAGAATCAAGAGAAAGGTCAAAATTCGTGGCAGGGAGGGCTTGGCAGAAGACGATCTGAAAAAGCTAGAGGCTGCGGAGGCTGTAGAAGAAGCACAGGCCAAAGCTAAGCTAGCGGCAATGTTCAGGATGGAAGCAGTTCAGAACATGAAAGAGGCTGACAAGGAGCTTGAGAAGCTACAGCGCGACCAGGTAACCGAGCTGAAAGAGATTCGCAAGAATATCAACACTCTGCTAGCATTGAAGTGAGGCAACGATGGCACTGAGAGACACATCATGGATAACGAGCGGCGGCGTCTTGCAAACGGGTAATAGCATCCTGATTGACAAGCAGGCAATCGAAGAGCGTGTTTACTTTTTCCCTATCGGCACATACACACGCACGCGCACCATCCTGACTCGTGAGTGGGTTGCTGTGACTCAGGACGCCGCAAGCAATGCCGTTGACTGCCATGCTGGTGATGCCAACTCAAGAGTTAGAGCGATTGAAGCGTCCCGATTCTGTGATGGTTACAAGTTTGTGCAAGACGTTGATTCATACGATAGCTATACGCTGGAGACATAAATGGGCGCACTAGGCAGACGAAAGTTTAGACCGGGCGAGCCTGGGACAGCAGTACCAGCGGAGTGGTACAACGACGTTGACGAAATTCTGCGGCGTCTGGACGTGTGGAATGGGCATATTGAGCGCAATGGCAACTTCTGGACAATCGTGCTGGATGAAGAAGGCTTGTCTGGCTACCTGAGCAATATGTTTCAGGTTATCCGGTACAGTGCCAGAGAGGTGATCATTCGGCCTGGCGTATGGGTACGCAACCAGATATGGAACGGATCAACGCTGCCGGCCATCGCTACTTGGCGCACCGACCCGCGTGACGTGATAACTCTTGGCGCGGTTGGTGCGACCTACACCGGAAACATTTACATCTATGTGCTGATGAAGGAGAGTCTCGGCACGGGTGGCACAACATACTCAGGCAGCTTCACCGACTTATCACCGGAAAGCGGAGACTGGAATAGCACAAGCACTTTTGGCAATGGTCTGGAATACATATTCTCAAGCGAGAAGGTGCCATACGGCACGGCAGGATCGGACGGCGGCGGTCAGTATTTGCCAATTGCTGAAGTGATACTAGAGTCTGGCGAGATAACGCAGATCACACAGGTGCACAGAGGGCCGCGCATTGATGGCTCTACGCTGGCGCTTGGCAGCACTCCAGATAGCGCAAGCCAGTATGGGTTTGTTCCAAACATCAGCTACAGCCTAAGCGGTGGGCAATTCAAGCCAACTCTGATTGTAGGGGAGGGCAACGCATACTTCCCAAGCGCGGTCAACTCAGCTTTTTTGACATCGGCGCAAACATCATTCGGTGATACCACGCTAAACGCTGCTGCTACCAGTTACGGCAGGGGTGAGGTGTGGGCAACCGTCAATCCAAACGACACACAGGCTCAGTCAACGACTCCAGAGAAAGCGCTTGTGCCAGACAGCCTTGCCATCAAGCTGGCTGACGACACACAATACACGCCAACCGACTGGACGGGCAGAGGCAGCGGCGGCCAGCACTTGCTAGGCACCTATGAGCTAAACACCTTTGGCGGCTCAAATGTATTCTATGTGCTTGGCTACACTGCACAGCGCAGCGGCACCATCATCGACTACTACACGCGGCCAGATGCCGTTGACGCCAACCTCAACGCGATAGACACCGCACAGGGGCGCGGATACAGCCTGCACTATGCTGATAGTACCGTGCCAGAGCACCAAGGCGAGATGCAGGTTTATCGCTTCAACGATACCAACTACGTTGACAGCTCGCTAAACGGCGATGCAGTGCAGGATATTGACGCCAAGTTTGAGTTTCTTGCGCGGGTGAAAGATACCACCAGCGGCAATGTCTCTGTCAAGTACGTCAAACTCAACAATCTGACTGTGAATACTGACAGCTTTGTGATTGACACTGCAAACATGGACACAAGCGCAGATTGGGGCGGCTGGATTGATTCGCAGCTCCACAGCCACGAGGCTCACAGGTTTAGCTATGATGACCACGATGGTGATAGCGTCGGGGGCGACACTAGCGACACCTACCAGCTTCCTGCAAGGTACATACGCCACGACGGGCCTGCAACTCGCAACAATATGTCTGGTGTGATTGGGGACGGCAGCGGCAACTTGAGCATTAGCCCGACACCAAGAAAGCTGCACGACGAGGACGGTGATACCTCGATAATATGGGGGGACGACACGAGCAGCGGCAACGCCAGGACTTGCTACGGGCAAGAAAACGAGAAGTCAATAGATTGGCACAACCGTGAGCTTTATGACAATGCTGGAGAGATATCCGCAAGTTGGAAGGATCGTCAGCTTTATGATGACACCAATATCGCTTCGATTAATTGGCAAGATCGGATATGTTATGACCGCTTTGCAAACTTATCAATGGACTACGACAACCGTCAGATTTGGGGCGATTGGGGTGCCCGAAACGGTGATTTTGATTTGGCAGACACCGCCGACACGGGGAAAGTCTACAAGCGCAGAGGTATAAGCGGGGTTATAGACACAGAAAACGGCATTAGTGGCGGGATTGTCATAAGCGAAACCAACCTGCTCACTGGCACCATAGTCACCGATCACATTCAAAACCTAATAGCACAAGGATTCTGACGATGGCAGCGGCAAACACTGACGGCACGAGCAACGGCACGACTGATGTGACAGTGATACCTTCGCCGGGGGCAAGCACGAGCCGGCTTATTCCTATCGGCGGCTTCAACATATTCAACAACGACACGGTTGAGGCGGTTGTTACTATTCAGAAGCACGACACTGGCGGGCCTACGGATCGCGTAATGGACAAGATAACCATGCAGACAGGCGATGCTTGGAGCAACCCGTTTCCGATGGTGCTGGATTCCACCACCGAGCGCATTGAGATATACCTTGGCGGCGCTGTAACCACCAACGAGCTTGATTGGGTTAGCCACTGGAGGGATGAGTCACAATGAGCAGGGGCAGACGCGCAAACGGGCATCCAGAGATTGAGCGATTCCAGCAGTATTCCTACTATTGGGATGACCTGCGGTTTCCAGCCAATGCGTTGCGTGTCGGCACTGCCCAACCAGCAACCGAGCAGGCTTACAAGGGCGGCATAGTGCTATCATTTGCCAGTAATCAGGACAACAGCGTTTCTTTCAATGCACAGATGCCGCATGGATTGGTAATGGGTCTGGATTTAGACTTTCATGTGCATATAACTTTGCCGACTTCTGGCGCGGGCGCTGGTGCAGAGAACGTCAAGTTTGATATGACCTACTCATGGGCAGGCATTGGCGGCAGCTTTCCAGCAGAAACCACGCTAACCGCAACCCGCGATGTGCAAAATGATAGTGCCGACGACCATATTTTCATGGACTTGGGTCAGGTATTGTACAGCAACCGTGGCGCTGGCAGCGATGGGGTTAGCGATATGCTGATTTGCAGCCTGACCCGCGATGTCAGCGTGGCTAATGATTACTCCAGCGCAGTTTATCTGATAGAGGCAGACTTTCACATACAAATCAACGCACCAGGGAGCAGAGAAGAGACCAAAAAGTAGGTGACACATGGCAGACGACAAAAAAACAAAGGTAAACGAAGTCAAGGCAATGATACTTGATAGGCTAGACGCAATTGACATAATGAGGCGGGAAGTGGTAGCCTTGCGAAAGAAACTAAAGAAGGTTGAGAATGAAGAAACTGAATAGCTTTTTCGCGTGCTTGCTGCTGGCACTCTCTACACAGGCGCAGACATACGATCTGCGGGTAGATACGCAATACCCTGAACGCGAGCTGAAGGCTTTGACAATGCTTCAGGGAGCTAACCCGTCAATGCGCGTTTACGTCAGGCAGGGTGGGGCGCTCTTCACCAACATAGCCACCCACACAGCTACCTTTTACGGCGGGCCAAGCGCAACCAACGCGGCTTTTGTCACGGTTGCCAATGCCAGCGTGACCCCTGCAAGCGGCTATTTCACTATCAACTTCGATGTTACAGACACAAACACAAACACAACCGACGGCGCTTGGTGGTACACGGTGCTGTTGCGTGACGCAAGCGGGCGAATATACTACAGCGGCGGCGGCGAATGGAATATAGTGGCTAGCACAGCGGCAGGCGCACCTGGGGCGCTTGACTTGTCTACACCGCTCGGAAACGTAGACATGGGCAGCAACAAGATATCCAACGTTGGCGAGATGCAGTTTAGCGGCGGCACTGGAACGCAGGGGACACTATCATGGAATGCTGTTGACGAGACGCTGGACTTGGTTTGCGATGGCGCAGTCTTGCAGATGGGCCAAGAGTTCCACAAAAACGTAGTTAACGGCACCGCGCTGGTGATAACCAACGGTCAGGCGCTTGTGGGTATTGCGATTGATGCTCCAACTGACAATGTTGAAGTGCGGCCAATGATAGCCGACGGCACCGACTCTGAGCAGCGTTTCTACGGCATTGCCACCGAGGACATAGCCGTGGGCGCGGTGGGCAAATCCTCAACGGCGGGCAAGGTGCGCGGCTTAGATACAAGCGCATTCAATGTTGGTGACAACCTCTATATTTCCGCAACTACGGCCGGCGCACTAACCGCAACTGCTCCAAGTTTACCTAACAAGGCAATATTTGTCGGGCTGGTGTTGGTTGCAGACGCTACTGATGGCGTTATAGACATCAAGGGCTGCGTGGTAGACCAGAATGCTTCGGCAGCATCAACAAGCGGCGTATTCTACGCAGATGGCAGCGTGGCTCAGTCTGGCGACTGGAATGCCGGCCAAAACTCATACACTAATGTTGGTGATATCACTGGCGACGGCTCTGTGTTTACGATTGGCAATAAGGGCAACAACATCAACATTGATGTAGACGTTGACAAGACAACCTTCCAAGAGCCTTCTATTTCGCTGCTGAGAGACAGCAACGGCGGCTTTATTGCGTTTTTCGGGACAAATACCGGATACGTTGCCATCGACTTCAAAAACAGGGCTTTCGACTTGGGCTACTCAAGCGGCGCTGGTATGCATGTGAAGAACGTATTTAGCGCCACAGCAGCCACCAACGCACCCAACCTAGGTCAAGTACAGCGAGAGATTAGTGCGGCCTTCTCAGCGGGCTATACGGGCGTGGAGACTAACGGTTTCGGCACGGCTATCACAAACTACATCTACTATTCTGGCGGGCTTGTGACAAACAAGGCCATCAATCTATAACAAGGAGAAGAAATGAAGAAGTTGGCAGCATTAGTAATCGCGGGCGCACTTTGCGCTGTGTTGGCGCAGGCCGCACCTCTCAAGGAGATTGTGCAGGGCACGGCAAACGCGGGGGCAGAATCCAGCAACACTTTCACGAATAACAACAAGGGGGCACTTGGCTCAATAGCCAACGTGATGGTGCACCTGGACAGCGCCGATACTGGCGAGCTTTGTGTGCGCGTGACTCGTGGCAGCACCGTCTACAAGGTTTATTGCAAGACGCTGACCAACAATCAGGATCATGTCTGGTGGCCTGAAAACGAGCTTTGGTTGCTTGCTACCGATACGCTAAGCGTGAGCAACGGCACAAGCACCAACCTGACTTATTCCATCACCATAACCAAGTGAGGCAGGCATGAAATTACGATATATCATATTTAGTATGCTTGCGGCGGCCATGTGCTACGCAGGCAGCACTACGGACGGCGATCAGGACAGCTCGCTTACGGTTGCAGAGGATGAGCGGTTGACCAACGCAGCGCAGTTGCCAGATAGCCAAACCTTCACCGGCGACACCAACACCTTCACCGGCAGCGTCGCTATCAGCGGCCAGCTTGAGGTGGCGGGAACGAACATCTGGGCGGCGATGTCGTCTAGTGGGCAGCAGTATTATGATCGCGGCGATCCTGCCGCTTGGGATTATGAGCCTGGAGATTTCACAACCGATAACACTTATAGAGACTTAGACTTGTCTGGAATCAGCGTGGTTGGAACTAACCGAGCATTGGTGTACATGCGCTTCGCGTTTAAGGGCACAGTAGGAGCCACTATAAGGCTAAGGCAAAATGGCAACATAAACGATTTCAATACATATCGGGGCCAGTTCAGGACGGTTGGCGATACTGTGCATGATTATCCGTGGGTATACACAGACGAGAACGGCGTCATCGAGTACAAGATTAGCAACTCTTCTTGGACTAACTTGAATATGTTAATAATGGGAGCTATACGATGAAGCATTTAGTGGCATTGATTCTCTTGGTTACGGCAACAGCCTCACACGCTGGATGGACTTATCCGCAGGTCAGATATTGGGCAGACCAGCAAGGCGTAACCGAAGACACCAGCGGCGTAGAAGTTAGCTTTGACGATGGCATACAGGGCGGCTGGCAGTCTGCATGGGGCGCAAGGCCGACGCTGCAACAGGTCGAGGCGGTTGACTACGCTACAGCTTTGGCATGGACTAAAACCGCAGACAACCCGCCAACTCCACAGAACGACACAGAGCAGAAGTGGGCAGACTTGGCTGCTGACTTTAGCCTGACACTGCCCGTACAGAAGGGCCAGCTTGTGCAGATAATGACTTTCATACAGGGCAAGGTGCAGGAGTCGCTGGACGCTGGCAACGAGCCACAGGCCATACTGAGGCTCACGAAGGCAACGCAACTCTTAGCCTTGTGGATAGAGCTTGGCGAGCGGGTGTATGTAATCGAGGGAGAATAGGCATGGAGCGCTATGACACGGGTGCATGGCTTGGGTTTGTGATAGTGGCAGCGGCGGCTTTGGTTATCGCTTGCGGAAACGGGTGCAGCACAGCGCCGGTGTACGGTTGGTAATGAGCACAGACGACATTGCTGAAATTAAGGCGGCGCTGAGCACGATTGACGACAAGGTTGACATGATACTACAGGGGCAAGGGCCAAACTGTAGGCGGCACGAGTCGGAGATAAAGGCCATAGAGCGCCGGGTGTGGGGGATAGGTGTTGCGGTGCCTGCTGTTGTGGTGGGCATTGTCAAGGGGCTGGAAGTGCTAATAGCAGGGGGCAAGCCGTGATATACGTTGCAGCGTATAGGGGGAAGGGAATCATAAGCACGCTGATACGTTTCCGCACATGGAGCAAGTACAGCCATGTTGCGGTGATGAATGAGCATGGCGAGATTATAGAGGCTTGGCAGCGCGGCGGGGTGTGCTACCGGGCCAACCACCACCAAGGTCACAGGCCAGGCACCCAGATAGACTGCTACAGCTACCCGTTGCCGCACTTCAGGGAAGAGCTGCTATGGCGCTTCATGTGCGGTCAGGTGGGCAGGGGCTACGACTACTTTGGTGTGCTCGGCTTTCTGACTCGGCGCGACAAGGCGCACAATCCTGAGCGCTGGTTTTGCTCAGAGCTGGTAATGGCTGCGAGCATAGCTTGTGGCGATCCGCTTCTCAGAGGCATAGCCCCGCACCGCGTTAGTCCCGGCGATGTGGTCACCAGCCCGCTTCTCAACTACTCACACAAGCTGATTGTGTAATATTTTCTCTTTCTGCAACAGCTTACTGTGTAGTGCTTTGCGTTGGTGTTTTCAAAAAAAGATAAAAAAGTTTGAAATAGTTGTTGACCACGTTTCGCCTATAGGCTACCTTTGCACCATGACAACAGACAACAACACGGAGGGCACGACGATGACCAAGGCAACAGAGATCAAAAGACCGACACGTGGCTCAAGCGTAGTAGTAAACGGAATCAGAATCACCAATCAATCCAATGGCTACTGGCTGAGCACTGGTACGCTCTGCGGACAGTTTGACTCGGCTGTTTCAATAGCTAACGCAAGAAGCAAGAGATAGAGTTACGCCACGAAAGGAGGCAATCATGGAAACCTACCCGCAAAGCGCAATCACCGTACTATGGTGTGGCGCTCAGGAATACGCTGGATGGACGGCAGAACAGGCCATTGACATACACAAGGCTGTAATGTCGGCTTGCCACAAGCGCAGGGTTGACGGCTGCGAGATCATACATTGGCCGGACTGCTCGGTAGACTTCTGGCGTGCCAACGGGCCCAGCTTGGTTGCTGTGCATGTTGAGGGATACGGCGTAGCTGCATCAATCACGGCTACCACATATCTTGAGGTAAACGACAGGCTGCGGGATCGTGGCCGCCCTTGTATATCGGCTGACGCTTGGCAGACGGCATGGGCAATGCGTGACAAGGTGGCAAACATCATAGAGGAAATGGAGGGATTCTAATGGTTACTGCACAGCAGTTACGAGACAGCAACGTGTCAGCGCGCGAAGTGGCGCACATGATGTACAACCACGGCTTTGAGCTTGAGAGCCTGATTAGCGAGCTGATGGGAGAGTTTGAGCAGCTCAAGGACAAGCAGGAAGTGAGCTGGGGCGATATCGGGGCGCACACAAAGGAATGGCAGATCATACAGGGTGCGCTTGAATGGTTGCGTGAGGCCAAGGACATCGGATAAATTGCCCGCCCCTTGGGAGGGGTAGGGACGGGCTGCTGGGCATAAAGGAGGAAAGCCCAGCTAACAGACAAAAGGAGGCTACCATGGACGAAGCGAGGACACAAGATGAAAAAAGAAAACAAGCGCACCATTGCGATGGTGCTCAACCTGGACAAGCGGCAGGACAAGGTGATCAGCCTGATGTGGGACGACATCTGCGCCACCGCCCCGACAGCGAATACATCACACACGCTGAGATTGCTGCTGCGGGAAAAGCACGAGCGCGGGGTATCCAGCGGGGCTTATCCACCAAGGGACAATGCAAATGTGCAGCTTGCGGCACCTACATTGCCCCGGCTCAAGCGGAAGCCTGGACGACCGCCCAAGGACGGCACCTGACATTCTGCGGCGTTGACTGCAAGCACGCTTGGATTGCGGCCTTTGATACACCAGGGAGCCGCAAGGAATACGAGCGCAGGCAGTTTCCCGCGCTACCACCGGCGCACATGCCGATAATACAGCGTGCGCTTGTAATACTAATCGGGGCCGTGGCTACTATGGCCTTCTGGCTCATGCTCACAGCATAGGAGGACGAAATGCACACGAGCGAATCAACAGACAAACTATTCACGGCGATAGCCAAGGCACAGGCAGAGATGCCGACAGTGGCTAAGACGGCAATCAACCCGCATTTCAGGAGCAAGTTTGCACCCCTGGACGCGGTACACAAGGCGGCACAGCCTATATTGGCAAAGCATGGGCTGGCATTGCTGGCCGTTACCAGCGCAGCCGACAGCGAGGCAGTGACAATGGTGCGGCTACAATGCGGCGACCAGTGGCTTGAATGCACGCTGGCAATGAAACCCAAGAGTACCGACCCGCAGCAGATAGGCTCTTGCAATACCTACGCACGGCGCTACCTCTACGGCATGCTGTTTGGGCTGGTAACTGAGGAGGACACGGACGGCACCGACACGACGCCAGAGCCGCCCAAGAATGCTTCAAAGCCCAAAGGCAAGCCCAAGGCACCGGCAACCAAGCCAAAGCCCTACAAGGCGGCTTTAGACGAGCCTACGGTGCAGCATTTGACGGCGCTCGGCTGGAAGTATGAGCAGTGCATGGAGTGTTGGGAAGCGCACCCCGACAAAGCTGACTTTCAGGCAGCGGTGGCCGCAGCCAGGACTGAGCAGCTAAAGGCAGCGGGCGCAATCAAGAAGGGCAGCGAGGTATGAGTGAGGCGTTTGACGCTTTTGGCCGGCTAGATTGCGCTACGAAAGAGGGCAAGCTGTGGTGGGAAGCAAGGGTTGAGGACGCGCTTGATAGCAGTGGCATGTTTGAGGAGCCTGACACAGATCCGAAACAGATAATGGACCCGCCAGAGCTTTGCGCTTGTGGCGAGCCAGCAACAAGGGAATACATAGGAGGACGGATAACGCTGTTTTGCAATGCGTGCGGGCGGTTTAGCAGCTCGCATATCGAGAGTGAGCTACAAAAGCAATGGAAGGATGAGGCATGAGCGAAGAAATCAAAACAGACGCAGTGGAAAAGTATGAATCAGGACTACCGGAAGAAAAACACAACCGTATTGCAGGAGCATTCAACGAGAAAACCGAACAACTGAGGGAAATACTGAGCAAGGCCAGCGCGGTTCAAATCGCTGACGTGAACGACAAGAAAGGAATGACGTTAGCGCGTGAGTTGCGGCTGAAGCTCAAGAATATTCGCGTTGATGTTGAGAAAACCAGAAAGGCACTAAAGGAGGAATCGTTGCGCGAGGGCAAGGCTATTGATGGCATGGCTAACATTATCAAGTACCTGATCGTGCCCGCCGAAGAACGGTTGCAGGAACAGGAAGACACGGCCAAGCGAATCGAAGCCGAGAGGATTGCCGCAATCGCAGACAAGCGCAGGATTGAGCTGGAGAACTACGAGGTTGATTGTAGTTGCTTTGACCTTGGCGCAATGACTGACGAGGCTTATGAAACGCTCAGGTCTACGAGCGAGGCGGGACACAAGGCCAAGAAGGCAGCAGAGGAAGCCGAGCGCAAGCGGCTTGAGGATGAGCGCATTGCAAAGGAAAAAGCCGAAGCTGAACAGCGCGAGAAGGAGCGCAAGGAGCGTGAGCGGATAGAGGCTGAAAATTCCGAGCTGCGAAAGAAGCAGGAGGAAGCCGAGCGCAGGGCCGAGGAAGAAAGAAAGGCAAGAGAAGCCGAGGCTGCGAGGATTGAGGCTGAGCGACAAAAGGAAAGGGAAGCGGCAGAGCGCAAGGCAGCGGAAGAACGAAAACAGCAAGAGGCTGAGAAGGCAAAGCTGGAGGCTGAGCTGCGAAAGAAGCAGGAAGAAGAAGAAGCTCGCAAGGCTGCAGAAGTAGCCAGAATAAAGGCAGACAAGGAGGCAGAGCAAAAGAAGCTGGCAGCACCAGATAAAGAGAAGCTTGATATGCTCAAAGACGATATGCTCAAGCTGTCGATTCCGTCAGTCAGCAGCGACGACGCGATCAAGGTGATTGAGGAAGTGCGAAACCACCTGAACGCCGCATACAAGGCGATCAACGCATTCACAAGAAAGGAAGCATAAGCATGAGCTACGAATACACAGGCAGAATAGTACACATAGGCGAGATGGAAACCTACGGAAACTTCAGCAAGCGGGTGGTGGTAATCACTGACGACCACCCAGACTACCCGCAGGCGGTGCCGTTTGAGTTTGTGCAGAAGTGCGTGGACAAGCCGCTTGACTACAACGAGGGCGACACGGTGACGGTGAAGTTTGACCTGCGTGGCCGGGAGCACAACGGGCGCTACTTCGGGAGCAACACCGGATGGCACATAAGCGGCAACCAGTCCGAGCCGCAGCCAGTTGATAACCGCGAGGAAACGCAGGCTGGCGTTGACGAAGACGAAATACCTTTTTAGAGAAAAAACGGTTGACGCCGCACGAATGGTGTGGAATTATGGAAATTGCAAATAGAGGATTATGAAGTGAATATAGCCCCCAAAGCAGGTTTAGACATGGCGCAACGCCAACCTCTATTTGCAGCCTGCGGCGGGGGCTTACTTTTGGAGCTTTAGGATGAAGGCACACAAAGAGGCGCTTACTGAAGCCACTCGCCGCGTATTGGCTATGGATGAAGTTGATGGCGGTGACAGAGAGTTAAAAACGATTTGCGCGGCATTAGAAGCAGCAACAAAAAGCCGTGAATGGGTTTATGCCTATGACGCACTTTATATGTTGACTGATCGCATAAAAAATGAGGTGGCGCAATGCAGCTGACTATTGAAGAATCATTGCAGGCGCTAATCCCGCCACTCTCTAGCGAGGAATACGCGCAGCTAGAAGCCAACATACTGGCCGAGGGGTGCAGGGACGCACTCGTAGTGTGGGACAACACCATTATTGACGGACACAACAGATACCAGATATGCACTGAGCACAACCTGCCATTCGGCACAGAGGAGCGAAACTTCGCCAACCTGGATGAGGCAAAGGTGTGGATGATAGACAACCAGCGTGGCCGGCGCAACCTGACAGACGGCTGGAAGTTTGAGCTGGCACAGGCAAAGAAAGCGTTGCTGACAGAGAAACACGAAGAAGAAAGACTTGAGCGTCGTGTGTCAAATATTGACACACAAGAATCATCATCAGAGTCTGGGCGCACAAGGAATGCCATAGCCGCCGACTTGGGGTGGAGCACAGGCAAGGTTGCAATGGCCGATAAGGTATGGAAGGAAGCCGACGATAAAACCAAGGAAGCAGTGAAGGCTGGCGAGGTGAGTATCAATCAGGCTTATACCGAGGTCAAGCGGGAGAAGAAGAAAAAGGAGGTAGAGAGAAGGATCAAACAGGCTAATGAATCACCAATACGTGCACCTTCTGCTGGACCTTACGACTTGATATTGGCTGACCCGCCGTGGAGGTATGACTTCAGCGAGACAAAGTCGCGCGACATTGAAAACAATTACCCTACTGCTACTGTAGAAGATATATGCAGCCACAAGCCAGATTCAAGCGACCATAGCATTCTGTTATTGTGGGCAACTGCTCCAAAAATTCTTGAGGCATTTAGGGTTATGGAGGCATGGGGGTTTACATACAAGACCCAGGCTGTATGGGACAAAGAGAAGATTGGCATGGGTTACTGGTTCAGGGGGCAGCATGAAATACTGATAGTTGCCACAAAAGGAAACCCAAGCCCGCCACCGCCTGACTTCAGGGTTAGTAGCGTTTTCAGGGAAGCGAGAGGGAAGCACAGCAAGAAGCCTGAATGTGTTTACAAATGGATTGAGCAGGCTTTTCATGGTCACAATAAACTAGAAATGTATTGCCGACAGCCGCGCGATGGGTGGGGGGCTTGGGGTAATGAGGTATGAACGAGTTTGCTAAAGATCTAAAGTATAGCCATAGCCAAGAGGAGAACTCCATGTGGGCGACAATCTATAGGAATGCATTTCCTGACATGATTGACTTCCATAGTGTGAGAAGCGATGGACAACACCAGAGAGCGGGCATTGACAGGATTGTGGTGCTAGAATCATCTAGGTGTATAAAGATAGACGAAAAGGTAAGGCGCAAGGATTACGGCGATATATTGGTTGAGTATGTATCATGCGACCATGCAGGAACTCCTGGATGGGCAGAGAAGGCTCTTCTTTGTGACTATATAGCCTACGCTATAGAGCCTAGCAAAATATGCTATATGCTGCCAGTTGTTCAGCTACAACAAGCATGGGCGACGAACAAGGAGGATTGGCTAAACGAATACGGCAGAAAGTCAGCGCCTAATCCAGGCTACAACACGCTGAACTGTCCTGTGCCTGTGAATGTATTGTTTCGCGCACTAGGACAACAGTTGAGGGTGAGGTGGTAGAATGAAGCATAACCCTTGGTTCAAATTCAACCCGACCCGGTGGCTTGCCGACCCGCACTTGAGGATGTGCAGCCCGCAATCTCATGGCCTGCTAATCAACCTGATGGCCTACGCCCATAACGGTAACCCTTATGGGTATCTGAGCAACGGAGGCATGGCTATCGGTCCCCAGGAGGCGAGCAGGATGCTGGCATGGAACCACCAGACCGTTAGCAGAGCATGGGCTGAGCTGGAGCAGCATGGCCGCATAGCACGAGCAGAGGGCGAGCTTTGGTGTATTCCGTCAATGGTGAAAGACTACGCTTACTCTTTGCAGCAAAGCGAGTTAGGCAAGCAGGGTGGCAATCCTGCCCTTATGGCCACCCTTAAGGCCACCCATAAACCAGAGAAGAATAAGAGAAGAGAAGAGAAGAATAATAACGATCAGGCCTTTACCGCTATCTGGAATAAGTACCCCAGCAAGAACGGCAAGGATAGGGCCATGAAGGCTTACGATAAGGCCAAAAAAGAGGGCGTGACGGATTCTGAGATTATGGAAGGGATTGATAGGTACATTGCGTATGTAGAGCACCAGCGCAAAAACGGCTTTGCTGATTTGAAGTACAAGCACGGCGCAACCTGGTTTCATCAGCGGTGCTGGCTGGATGAGTACATAATAGGCGACGATAGCCAGAGCAGGAATGTGATATGAGCAACGACATAACGCGCAACGACATTTTGCAGGCTTACCCGCTACGCAAAATGATAGCGGAAAGCGGCTGCAAGCTGGTCAAAGACGGAAGCCGAATGAAGTGCTGCTGCCCATTCCACAACGAGAAAACCCCAAGCCTTGTGTACTACCCAGACCAGGACAGTTTTCATTGCTACGGTTGCGGCAAGAGCGGCACGGCTATTGATTGGGAAGCACACATGAATCATGGCGGCAATACGAGAGCGGCATACAGGGAATTGGCAGAGAGGGTGAAGCAGGAAACGACACAACGCCAGCAAGCTGCTAAATCTCCTGCCCTTGCGCCAAAACAGCAGGGCAAGAAAGAGGTTGAAGAAACATACGAATATGTAGACGCCAGCGGCAAGGTAAGATTTTGCGTTGATAGGTTGAAAGATGAAAACGGGAAAAAGAGCTTTCACCAGTACCATATTCAGGCTGGCCGCAAGGTTTACAAGATGGATGGTGTGGAGCGCATACTGTACAGGTTGCCGCAGGTAATGAATGAGTTGCTTGTGATGCTGTGCGAAGGTGAGAAGTGCGTGCACGCTCTTGAGGAATGCGGCTACACGGCAACAACAAACCCAGGCGGCAGCAAGAGCTGGAAATCTGGCTATGCTCAATACTTAGCGGGCAAAGAGGTTGTTGTGTTTCCGGATAATGACGATCCCGGAGAGGCTTGGCTAGAGAGCGTCAAAGAATCGCTGGCATCAAACGTGAAGAGCATGAGGGTGATTCGTATGCCAGAAACGCATAACGACATTGCTGACATGCTGGATGCTGATGGCGTAGTACAGACAACCTCTTGGATAAGCAACCAGTTCAAGGAAACCGCAGCAATATACAGGGGCGTAGAGCTTCCGTTGCTTTCTTCCGCAGAGCTTGAGAGTAGATATGCTGATTTCATTGGTCTTGGTGATTTTTCTAGTGTTAATTTAGGTAGATTTGTGGCTAGCTTTGGTGAGTATGTGCGCCCGCTTTATCCTGGTGACTTGGTAACAATCATGGCCGACACTGGTGTTGGAAAGACGGCTATTGCCAGAAACATTGCAAGGTCATTGCGCCCGCAACCATGCGTATTCTTTGAGATTGAGCTGACTGATGTGCTAATGGCTGAGCGCGACATTGCAATGGTGCACGATATGAGTGCTGCCCGCGTTGAGTTTTTGAGCCGTACACAGAAGAAGCGATTTGATATGTCGGCAATGGATCACGTTTACACATGCGTTGAGAGCAAGGTCACACCGGAGTTTATTGAGCAAGTGGTTAACAAGAGTGAGTTGATGATAGGCCAGCGCCCGGTAGCTGTTTTCGTAGATTACATCGGGCTGGTAAAGGGCGGCTTTGGTAAACGCTATGAGCGCATGAGCGCAATAGCCGAAGAATTGAAGGTGGTAGCAAAAGCAACACAGACAGTGCTATTTATCACAAGCCAGGTACACCGTGACACGGCGGGAGAAATAGGATTGCATGATGCAAAGGATTCAGGCAGCATCGAAAACAGCAGCGCATTAGTTCTCGGAGCGTGGAGGCCAACAAGAGAGCTATTGAGAATCAAGGTGCTGAAACAGACAAAAGGCATGGCAGGCGATACCATAGACTGTGAGTATATCGGTGCTCATAGTATCATCAAGGAATGGAAGGGTGATTTACCACAAGGCGCATAGCCGTTGATTGAAGCAAACAAAAGGAGGACATGATGACAAAATCAGAAGCAATAGAACGGGCTAAGAAGAACAGGGCTACGATGGGCTACCTCAAGGCTTATGAGCCTGAAGTGTACAAGGTGCTGGTAGATGCTTATTACGAAGATCGGCTTATGTGGAATAAAGGATGGCTACAAGACAATCGTCAACCAATCTGCAGAACTTTGACCCTCCGTCACAAGCCCGACTACCAGCCACCCCTGAGCAAGGATCTGCCGGAAGTGCCTGATGGTATAGAGGTGCCTGACGGTTGTACTTATGTTGGGTTTGGTGATAAAAAAAACTCTCCGTTGAAGATCACACACAGCATACTGAAGTTGTGCGGAAATGAGTGGTTTTCTGGGCACACTGGGTTTGATCCAAAATCACAATACGCCATCAGGAATGGCTCTGATTCCTCGATATGGGCGCGGTTCGGGCTGGAGAGGCCAGTGTTCGCCGCTGGCGCTTTACGATAACCAACACAGGAGGACATGATGACAAAAGCAGAAGCAATCGAACGGGCGAAGAAGAATACAGCGACGATGGACTATCTTGAGGCAGAGGAACCTGAAGTGTATAAGGTGCTGAAGGATGCTGATTACAAAGATCGGCTGTATTGGGTTGGTTGTTGGGTTTGTGACATTGAACATCCAGTAGTCACTAGTCTGGCGACATTCCGTCTCAAGCCCGACTACCAGCCACCCCTGAGCAAGCATCTGCCGGAGATACCTGAAGGTATAGAGGTGCCTGACGGTTGTACTTATGTTGGGTTTGGTGATGAGGAGAACAGATTCCTGTCATCTTCCAAGTACATTATGGCACGATGCTATGGTGCTTGGTTTTTAGATTTCCCAGGAGGTAGTCCCAATGAACACTACGCCGTAAAGAACGACGCCCCTGCTGAGATATGGGCGCGGTTCGGGCTAGAGAAGCCCGTGTTTGCAGAGAAGCGCATCCCGCTTGAGCAGTCCGACTACGCAGGGTGTACGCATATTGAGTGGGAAGATGGTGAGTGGACTAAATACAACGTGACAAAAAGCCATGTTGCGTGTATCGCACATAGCACTATGGCCGAAACCGACAACAAGCGCGTGATGTACGATGGCCGTATACTGCCGTGCTACAAGACTGAGGGGGAGTGATGCACATATTTCACAAGTGGGAATACTACGGAGAAGTATATATAGAAACGTTCTTGGGAGCGTCAATCAGGCATGTTCGTAATCAGTTCAGACGTTGTTCTGTATGTGGGAAAGTGCAAGAACATTGGTCTTGTATGGGAGGATCAGGCTGGGAAACTCTACCTGTCCGACATACGTCCATATTGAACAGGCGAATCGTTGAAGGAGAGCTTAGAAAATACACAGGCGAGCCGCTTGTGGAAAATTAAGGACTAACACCATCCACCCCAGGCCGAAACATGGTAAATGCGTACACGTATGGCCAGCCCCGCACGGTGCGGGGTACGGGGTGGGCGGCGAAATGTCGAGTTATGAGGCAACACGGACGTTGTGCAAGTCGATGAATGAGGCAACACGGACGTTGTACTTGGGTCTTACATATAGGGCATGCCCTATATGCTAAAGCGAGGATGTAGAGATGTCAAGGAATGCACATAAAGCCGCCCTGCGCGGCGAGAGGAGTGAGGGATGAAAGAATGCGTGACACACCATGCGGCTTGTGAATGCCGTGAAGCTAAGTTTGTCGAACTTGAGGCCGAGAACGAGCGGCTGCGGGAGGCGCTGGTCAGGTATGGCGTACACGACAGAGGGCATAAGTGCGCGCTCAATTCTATCAACGGGCTATGTTGCACTTGCGGATTTGAAGCCGCCCTGCGCGGCGATACAACACAGGAGGTAACGAAATGAGATGGGGTTTGGTAATGAACTGGTGGAAGGTGGTGCTGTTTCGGCGGTGCCCGGCGTGCAACGGTCGGACTAAGATGGTGAAGTTCATGCGCCGTTGGGAATGCAAGAAGTGCGGCGACACCTGGCGCGAGGTGGGGTGATGAGAACAAAAATGAAGACGTATAGAATCACAAAAGCAGACCTGAACGAACGAAACGAGTACATAGGCAACACGGACCTGTCTGACTTTGACGGACACATCGAGTCTGACGAGAATCTTGGCGCCATCTACATCAAGACGCTGTGCGCAAGTGGCGGGATTCTGCTCAGAGACGGCACAGGCGTGACGGCAGGCGGGAGCGTGGAAGCAGGCGGGAACGTGATAGCAGGCGGGAACGTGATAGCAGGCTGGAACGTGATAGCAGGCGGGAGCGTGGAAGCAGGCAGGAGCGTGGAAGCAGGCGGGAACGTGAAAGCAGGCGGGAACGTGATAGCAGGCGGGAGCGTGGAAGCAGGCGGGAGCGT